GTCGCAATATGACGCATACATGAAAGAAGCCTCAGCTTTAACTGGCGGTGGCGCAGGTGTAGGCGGTCGCACAAGCTATGACCCTGTCTTTGCTACATTGCGTCTGCTTAATCCGATGAGAGGTTGTGCACGTGCCGTTGCTACTGACGGTTCAACGTACCAGTTTCGAGCTAAGACTGGCAACACGGGCGCAGCATGGGGCTACGCAATTCAAAACAACGGTGCAACAACCACTGTAAGTACAAACATTTGGCAACTTACATTACAAGATTTAAATGTACAGTTCCCAATTCGTACCGCAGCGCTTGACGACATCGACGGCTTGGAATCAAATGTTGTTAGTGATATGATGGCCGAATTTTCACAAGCCGAAGCGTTCTCGATGATTCAAAACAACGATCAAGGCGCAACAAGTTTACCTTACGGCGGCTAACGGTCTACGTGGTTTAAATCAGTACGCAGGCGCAGCCGCTACTTATGCTGGCGGCAAAACTACTGTCGCAGCCTTTGGCACAAGTGGCACAGGTTCAAGTGCTGGTTTGCATAGCATTGCAACGTATGATCAGTTGACTTCAAACGTCAATACAGTAGGTGCTTCTAACGTAACTTATAAAGACTTAGTTAACTTTCTGTTTGCATTAGCACCACAGTACCGTGTTCCAACTGCAAAGTTTATGGTTAACTCAACTTTTATGTCGCAGATTCGTGGCCTAGTTGATGACAATGGCGCACCAATCTTTAACCGCAATATGGGTTTATCGGTTGATGGCGTGATTGGTACAATGCTTGGTTACGATGTTGTAGAAAGTACTTACCTTGATTTGCCAAGTCAATCGGCAACTGGTACGGCTGGCACAACTAGTTTATACCCGATGTACTTTGGTGACTTCCAAAAAGGATTCACTATCGTTGATCGTTTAAACATGATTCTGCGTAGGTACGATCAGACCTTGCCAGGTAGCATCACGTTCTACGGTGAAAAGCGTTTAGCAACATCTGTTGTTGACCCATTTTCAATCGTTCGCTACCGATCCACAGGTACAGCTACTTAAGTAAGAACGGGGGGGGCGTAAAGCCTCTCCCTCACTTTAATTATTTGGACAAAGACTATGAGCTTAATCCTTGAATCAGTAAAGAAAGCCCTCACCACAGGCGAAGCCACTGTTAATTTAAAAGAGGCATCATCTCTTACTGGCTCGGGGCAAAATGTAGGCGGTCGAGTTATATATGATGTTGCCTTTGCTTCTGCGCGTGAACATAATCCATTGCGTAAAGGTGCGAGACTTATTAACAGCACAGGCTCAGAGCAAGCATTTGTTGTTAAAACGGGTAACGCTACATTAATTGAAAATGCGTCAAATAACCCGTGGGGCTACCCGATAAATAACAATACAGGTTTACCAAATATTGCAACGTCATTTTGGCAATTGCCCACACGTTCAATAAACGCAGGCGTTCCAGTACGCACAGCAGTTCTATCAGATATTGATGGACTGGAAGATTCCATTGTTGACGATTTAATGTTTGAGTTTTCTCAGCAAGAAGCCTTGTCAATGATGTTTAACAACGATCAAGCTGGAAGCACAACTGTAAATTACGGTGCAACTGAGGGCTTGCGGGGTTTAAATTATTATCCGGGTTCAACAAGCGCAGCTGCATTTGGTACAAGTGGTTCAGCAATTACGAACGGCCTGCATACTGTTTTACAAGTAACGCAAGCATCTGCAAGCGCAGTTATTTATGATGACTTAGTTAATTTGCAAGCAGCCTTGCCACCACAATATTTGTATAAAGAATTTACTGCTTACATGATGCATCCAAGCACGATTAGTGCATTGCGTAAATTAAAAGTGTCAGGCACAGCTAACAATTTTATTGAAGTCGGCGATGACGACGGTGGCGCAGCGGTTTACATTTTTGGCCATCGTGTTGTAGCTAACCCTTACATGAGCGTGCCAGGCACTGGCCAGTTTCCTGTTTATCTCGCGGACTGGTCAAGATTCATGACCATTGCTGACGATGAAATGATGACTATCAAACGGTTTGATCAAACTTCACCGGGCTTTATTTATCTGTTTGCAGAGAAACGAGTTTGCTCGACAGTGCGTGACGTATTTGCAGGCGTGCGGTTAGTTGGTTAAAGGTTAAACAATGTCAATTGAAACCCCATTTTTAGGTACTAGCAGAAACCCATTCAACTATCAAAAAGTTGAGCAGGTTGCGCGAGACATAACGAGTCAATGGCTAACCGACGATGAAATCACACAGCAATTAAATATGTTTGGCGATACCAGTCAAGACGGCTACCTTGATAGCCTTGATTTAGCGACCCGTATGGCGATTGAAGATACTTAGGTATGTCCATATTCCCTACAACTTATCAGGTCTACTACGGCGCGTTTAGTTCGTTTAGCACGTCACAAGTGTTTTTAGATTTGCCTCAAGTGACACAGGGGATTGCAGGCGTGACGATTAATTCAGTTAAGTACTATAACAGCGACACGCCACCAGTATTAACTACACTATCAAGCTCAAACTATTTTTATGACCCATCAGGCAATCGTGCTGTTGTTGTCGCTATACCGCAACCCGTGAATGTTGCCATTGCAAATCCAATTGTAATAAATTTTACGTGTATTGCGAGTCCGTTAGCACAGTACCCAGTAATAAAACAAGCGGGTTTGATGTTGTTAACACATATATACAATAACCGAAGTGATACAACTACCGAGAATTTACGCAACATACCATTTGGCGTTTCAACATTGCTTCGACCATATAAGCCGTTGGTGATGTGATGGGCATCGCAAGGTTTGAAAACGTAGTTATAAACAACCTGACAAACGGTATTAGTACGTTTGGTGAGCAGACAACTACAATTACAGAATGGTTTACATCACGTGCTATTGTTAAAGATGTGCGTAACAATTTACTTATATCCGAAAGGTATAGAATTTACAGTAGTTTGGTAACGTTAACTTTTAATTACACACCAAATATAAAGCAAATTGTAGACAATACGAGCTTGTTTGCAATCACTTGGCGGTCTAACGATTGGCGTATTGTTGACGTATTTGAAGCAGACGACCGCATGAGTATTACTTTTACTTGCTATCGTAATGACCCGGTCACTCCATTATGAGCCAAAACAACCCAGCTACGTATGCTCAAGCTATCCAGTATCAATTGGCAAATATCGTTGAGCCAATACCTGTTTATGCAAACTTTAATCGTAATTTTGCGACTGAGCCAAAGTTTATAACTTGGAATTTGCGAAACATACATCAAGAAGTGTTTACAGGCACAAACCAAAACAACAAAAGCATTGACCGACCAATATTTCAAATATCAATATTTACAACCTTATTTGAAGACGCTATGAATGTAAGTAATTTAATACTACAATCTTTGCATGGGTACAGCGGCCAATTCGGTGGGGCTTCGGGCTTTTACATAGCCAAAGCTGATGTCGATTGGCTTTACAATACATATGATAATGAAATCGGGTTACAGCAAGTCATTTTAGATTGCACACTTGATATTCCGACATAAGACAATATTTAAAATTTACTGTTAAATAGAGGAATTTATCATGGCACTTCCAAATAAAATTTTGCCCGGCTTTAGCGCAAGTTTGTACGCGCAACCTACTGCTACTCCAACACCTTTAACAAATGCCGCTCTTGCAACAGTTGCAACAGTGGCAGCGTTAGCAATTCCTGCAAACTTAGTTAACGTTGAGGCTGTTCCTGCGTTTGGTCAAGATGACGCAGTAGCTAGTTTTTCAATTGCTGGTTCACGTCAATCTGATAAAATACCGACTCAATCAGCACCAACAAGCCTAACAATTACTGCCCCGTGGAATCCAAGCGACGCACAGCTTTTAATCTTGCGAGGCGATGCTTACAACGGTACTATTGACCGCACGTTTATAATTAGTGCAACCGATGGTACAGATACGATTTATTATGCGTTTAATGGTCGTGTGTCACAGTTTCAAATTGATGCACAGCCGGGTGCTGAAGCAAAAGCAATTTTTACAGTCCACCCGCGTGGCAATCAATTCGGCTGGAGTAATACTGTATGAAGTTAACCGATGCAGTTAAAACTCTCGCAAGTACGAACAGGTCTTTGGACTCGGTAGCTCAGACTTTAATTGTCGACGCTAACGAAGTTTATGCTGCTTTAAAAACCGTTGAGGTAGGAAGCATTGACGAAACTTGTTTACAATATTTAGCAAAATTTAACCCTGCTCCTAAACCGAAAGTTAAAAAAGAAGATTAAATATGACCACAACAATACAAAATAATAATCAACTTTTAGACTACCTTCTAACCCAAGCCAACTCAGGTACAAAGAATTGGTTTGGGTTTACTCAGCAACGAATAACGGGCATCATGCTCGCGCATGAAATTGCCTCGCGTCACGCCTATCACATGTCACCCGATGAGGTGACAGATTACGTTATGAAGCTCAATAACAGCATTTACCATCGGTTAATTAAGGGTGATGGTAATGGCAACGGTAGTTAAAATTGAGTTTGAAGGTTGGGCTGAAACAACCGAATTATTTAAACAAATAAGTAATGATTTTGGTGAAAAAGACGCAAGTAACATTATGCGTAGCGCAGTACGTTTATCAATGAAAACCGTGTTAGAAAAAGCGCGTTCCTTAGTATCAAAAGACACGGGCGCATTGGCTGCAAGTTTACAGGTTGAAGCAAGAAAGCCGGGGAAAAAAGATTTTCGTTCTAAATATATATTCGCTGGCGATGTTGTGATCGGCGTAGTAACTACGGCAAGTGGTAAAGTTTTGGCAAATAAGGCGTTTAAAAATCTTAAAAGTGGTGGCAGTAAATTTAAACAAATTGGAATTAAAAGCGATGCAAGAGCAATGACTTTAGAATTTGGAACAGGTAAAAGAGCGCCCAAACCATTTATGCGACCAGCGTTAGAAAGTTCAGCAGCACAAGTTACTGGCACACTAGGTAAATCACTTGGTGTAGCTCTCGAAAAATACAAAGCAAAACAAGCCAAGAGGTTATTAAAATGAACAGTTTTTCAAAAGCATTTAATATTAACAAAGACGAATTACGCATCAGGTCATTTGAATTTGCTGGCCACACGTTTAAAGTTCGTGTGCCTTTAACTGTTGAATCTGATTTGATGAATGAGCGTTTAAAAACACCAAATGAATTGTTAATAAAAAAATTCTTTGAAGAAATGAGCAAAGATTTAACAGAAGGAACGGACAAGGTTGTTATTACCGAAGATGACATTATTTATGATGGCAATTCAATTAAAAAGTTTTGTAAAGATAAGGCAATCGTTCAAGAGCGCATTACTATTATGTTGCAATACTTAGTGCCAGAAGAAGATAATTTCGACATGAGTACTATTACTTACGAAATGATTGACGAGCTTTTCCCCTATGCGATTCAATTAGAATTAGTAAAGTTAATTAGCGAAACGATCAGCCCAAGTTATAATGTTACCAAGGGAAAGTAATTGGGTCAGTGCGAAGGCAAGTGAAGGCGTTTATGATCGCTCACGGTGCTGACCCTGCGGTAGTAGATGAAGAAACATTTTCAGATATAGTTGTGATGTACCACGCAGGGCTTATTGGTAACATTGGGTTGCTTGAAGTTTTGGGTAACCTAACCGCAGGGCAGTTTAATAAAATGTTACCTAAAGGCAAGACTGGTTATAAGTTGCGCGACATCATACCCAATAGTTACGATTACATTTACCCTCCAGTAAGCGAACAAGACAAGAAAACACAAGTCAATCAAAGTCTTTTAGCTTTTGCGCTTATGAGTCCGGGCGCACCTGCAATTTTAACGAAGGGTATGTAATGGCAAATATTGCAAGGCTTGGTGTAGCGCTTGGTCTTAACACTGCTGAGTTTCAGTCAGGGTTAAATGGCGCAATGGCTGGGCTAGAAAAGGTTAAAGATGCCGCTAAAGTTGTAGGCGTCGCTATCTTAGCTGCTGGTACTGCAATGGCCTATATGACCAAAAAGTCTATTGACAACATGGACAAGTTAGCCAAGCAAGCACAGATGGCGGGCGTTACAACGGAAAGTTTATCAGCGCTCGCATATGCAGCAGACTTAGCCGGTGTTAGCCAAGACACCCTAGTACTTAGCATGGCCAAGCTCTCAAAAGGCATGAGCGACGCTGCAATGAACACTGGCGAAGCGCTAAAAGGCTTCAACGCACTCAATATTGACTACAAGAATTTAGAAAGCACTGACGAAGCAATGCTACAAATCTCAGAAAGATTTGCAGGTATGGCAGACGGTGCGAATAAAACTGCTATTGCAATGAGCTTGTTTGGNCGTTCAGGCGCACAATTAATACCANTNCTAAACGGTGGGCGTGATGGTGTAGAAAAGTTACGTGCTGAGGCGGAAAAATTAGGGTTAGTANTTGGCAGTGATACAACCAAATCAGCCGAGCAATTTAATGATAGTCTTACTCAGTTGGGTTCGATTTTCACGGGTTTAGGTAATGAAATAGCTACAGCCACGTTGCCATTGCTTAATAGTATTACCCAAGCATTGTTTAATTCTTGGATAGAATCTGATCAATTTAGGGTCGGCATACAAAATATTATACGCACCGATTTACCTAGATGGCTAGATAATGTGGCGTATGGTTTTGCGTTTACTGCTGACGTAATTGGTAACGTCATAAACATTGTGCGCGGTTTCATACAAGTACTTCAACATACGGGTGACGTTATTAGTTACGTCATGGCTAATGTTGAGTATTCCATGGCTATTACTGATAAAGCGAAAGAAGCAGCCTTAGCTAAACAATCAAGCGTTTTACTTAAACTTAAACAAAACGAAAAAGATTTTAATCAATTTCTAAAAGAAAAAATTGCAAATGCGTGGCGTTACTCAGATGAATTA